TCTGAATAATTTTATGTTATCACAAAAAAGTTATAAAAGCAACCAAAAGTATCTTGACAAGTTACTTTTTTGTGCTATAATTAAAGTAACTTAAAAAGTTACGGAGGTGAGAAAGTGGTAAGAACAGACAAGCTTCGAGGAATTATATCCGAAAGAGGTTTAACACAAACAAAAGTAGCTCGATTAATAGGAATTACGCCAAAAACATTTTATGAAAAAATGGCAAAAGGTGTTTTTGGAAGCGATGAGATCGAGATTATGATCAAAGAACTTCATATAGAAAATCCGATTGAAATTTTTTTTGATCTTAAGTAACTTTTAAAGTTACTATATTAAATAACAGATGACTCAATTCCTTGCCCGATCGTTGATGCTAATCCGATTGCATAGGAATAAAAAGAAAACAACCCCGACACAGTTAGCTTCTTTTCAATATAAAAAACATTCACGTGATCAGGCAAGGAATTGAGTCATCTGGCGAAAGGTAGGTGATGTTATGAAAGATAAAGCAGACAAGACCTTTAGTATTGGTAATGGAACTGTTCATATTCACGGAACAGTTAACCAGGAAAAGATAAAGGATGCAACAACAGAGTTCTTAAAGGAGGTTGAACGAAGAAAGAGAAAGGCGAAGAAAGAAAAACAAGCAGTCTAGAAAGGTACATAACAGTACACTGCAAATTACAAGATAATAAAAACAACCCAAGAAACACAGACGACTTAAACACGCTGGTCAAATTGAATATGTCGCTATGATCCCAATCTATAGCATAACAATAACTGCAAAACATAAACAATTAAATCTCTTCTTGATATAAAACATTGACCTATAAAAAATTAAAAATTGAATATAGAATTGGCCAGCGTGTTTAAGTCGTCTGGTAACAAACAAAAGAAAGGTAAGGTGTATATTTTGGAAAATGTACGAAGATACGAGGTATACGAAGATCGTTTCGTAGAATCAAAGAAAAAGATTCAGAAGGCGATTGATCGTCAGAGAAAAATGAACAAGGTTCGAAAGAAGATTGAAAGGATGGTGATCTGCCACATCATTGGATTATTGTTTGCTGGATCAACAGCAACCTTGATGATTCCAGAGCTTATTGAAGCAAGAGGATATTTTGCATTCGGTGGCGAATGGATGCTGTTTGGTGTGTTTTATATCATTGGGTATTTAGGAATGAAATACATCAATGAGAGAGGAACAGAACAATGACAACAGGATACAAAAAAAGGTGCCCACAAAGCAGCAACTCCGTTAGGCACACAAATAAAAGTTCAGAGAAAATTATACCACAGATTAAGGAAGGAAACAAACATGAAAGATAAATTTTTAGCGAAATGCGACAATGCGGTAATCAAGAGCTGTCGATTTGCAGAAGTAGGAGACGAAGATAAAGCGTTCAAAGTGTTGGAAGATATGGCAGAAGAGGCAGTAACAGAAGTTCTTGGATATGTCAATCCAATTTCAGAACATACATCGGTGTTTATCGTGCCAGTTTTAAGAGCGGTTTCAGATGCTTTAGAAAAAGGATTAACTGACTATGACAAAGGAATTTCTGAATATATCGAATCATTCTTAGGAAGAAGTGTTAAATCTGAGATCACAAAGGAGGAAAATGATAATGGGAAAAATGATCTTGATCACACCAAATAATGATGTGAAAGAACTTGAATATCCAGATGAGGGACTTAAATCATGGAAAAAGTTGAAAGAACACATTGGAAACAGATGTGAGTTAATTGAACACGTACAGCCCAAGAGATTATATACAGAGATCGGTGCAGGAATTGAGGTCAAAAATACACCCGGATCAAAGGTAAGCATGCTCGTTGATGAAGAATTTTATTTTCACTGTGACAAAACCAAATTAAATAAGATAGCTTCATGGTTGTATGAGACAGATCGCCATGGATACCCGATTCTTGGAAATGCTTTGATCATTGGAGAGAAGTATGGAAATGCAGGAATTGAGTTTTGTGAAATGTCAGAAGAGCAGTTTAACTTGATCTTTCCAAGATTGAAAGATTGTGAGAAGAAATTAAAAGAAGAAAGGGAAAACATATGATGGAGAAAAGTAATTTACGAAGAGACTTAGGTCCTTATATTGAAAAGGCATTTTCAGATAAGGCAGAGATCAAAGAGAAAACAAAGGTGCTCTTAGAATTGTCTCAAATCTTCTTTGAAGATCTAGAAAAATTTGTTGGTCCTTTGGTTGATGAAGAAATTCCAATTGTTACAGGAGCACTAAGACTTTATGCTGACGAAGTAATTAAGTGTCAACTGGAAGAAGTGCAAATATTAAGCTATGGTTTTACGGAAGTTTTAAAACAACATACCAGAACTGATCACATAAGGGTAGATAGGAATGTCTAGCAAGAACATGATCGCTCCAGGAATCAAGCGAATCCAATTTGATTCCACCGATTCCTGGCTAAATGCTAGACACGGAATCGGTGGATCTGATGCATCTGCAGTATTAGGACTCAATCCATATAAAACCAATATAGAACTTTATTTAGAAAAGACAGGACAGCGAAC